CTGGACTTGACTCCGAGAGATAATGCAATCGGATGGTCACGAGATGTTAAGACACAGCAACACATGATTAATCATACTGCAATTGGATCCACTATCGTTCCGTTACAACCACTTGGTTTTAATTATATGGGTGGTAAGTTATTGGCATTGATGTGTTTATCTGATACAGTTCAAGCAGATTGGAAGAGGCAGTATGGTGATGTTCTTGTCGGTGTTACCACAACATCATTATATGGCAAAACAAAAGCAGGAGGACTATCACAGTATGATGGTCTTGAACATTGGAATCAAATGGGATTCTCCTCAGGTTCAGTTGCATTTGAACCAACAAGAGCAACCAAAAAGTTGGTATTTGATTGGATAAAAGAGAATCATACCAGAAAATATTTCGAATGGTGGGATGCCAAAAATCAACAAGGATTACCACTCAAGCGTGACCACAAAAATCGTTCATTGAATTTTGCATACTCTAAACTGCAAATACCAAAAGAATTGATCCGTACCGAACATCAGCGTGGTATCTATTTCTCTCCTTTGTATACCAATACAAATGAATTTCTGAGAAAAGAAATTACCGATGAAAGTCTGGTAAAGATGTTTGATACCAGTGAAGAAGCTCTTGCCAATATTTGGAAAACCAAGTATGCTAAGGGTCGAATTAGGCAATTACAGAAAAAGAATAATGTTTCATATGAAACTCTTTTCTATGATGACCTAATTTATTTGTCTTGGGAAGAAACCAAGTCAAAATATTTGCCGCAGGTTGGCAGATAATAGGCAGTATAGTATCATTAGTGTTACTTTAAGTGGTTTAATGGCACATATATGATACATTATCAAGTATACCGCAAATATACTTGACACCATGACATATATAATGTTATGATTTGATTACTTGCTCAGGCAAGGTTTTGTTTAATTTTATATTATAGGAGTTTCACAATGGCTAAATTATCAGCTAAACAACGTATGTTGAATGCTTTAATGCAAACTGAAGGTTACAACACCTTTACTACCGAACAGGCTCAACGCCGTTTTGGTGTTTCAAATGTTTCTGCTCGTATCTCTGAGCTCCGTCAAGAAGGTTATGCTATCTACGCAAACCGTAAGAATGTTGATGGCACAAAGAAAACTTTCTACCGTTTAGGTACACCATCTAAGTCTTTCAAGACTTTCTGCCGTGCTAATGGCATCCGCCCACAGTCTGTTTAATACGGACTAAGCGTAAGGGGTTCCACACTCGTGGTACCCCTTTTTTTATATTATCGGAGCGCAAATGGAAATACAAATTAAAAAAGAAGATTTACAAAAGAAAAGTTTATTCGTAGCCACACCAATGTATGGTGGCATGAATCACGGTTTGTATATGAAAGCTTGCTTAGATTTGCAAGGTCTTTGTATGCAATACGGAATAAACATCAAATTCTCATTTCTATTCAATGAGTCCCTAATTACTCGAGCGAGAAACTATCTCGTTGACGAATACCTGCATCGTTCAGATTGCACACATTTACTATTTTTAGATTCAGATATTTCTTTTAATCCTCAGGATGTCATCGCATTGTTGGCGCTCGACAAAGATGTATCAGGAGGTCCTTATCCTAAGAAGGCCATTAAATGGAAATCTGTAAAGAGAGCAGTTGAAAAGTTTCCTGATATTGAACCACAGATGTTGGAAAAAGTAACAGGTGATTATGTGTTTAATCCAGTCAAAGGAACCGCACAATTCTCCGTTACAGAACCACTCGAAGTATTAGAAATCGGAACAGGTTTCATGATGGTCAAGAGAGAAGTATTCAAGAAGATGGAAGAAGCGTATCCAATGATTCGTTATAAACCTGACCATGTAGGTCAAGCACACTTTGACGGTTCTCGTTACATTCATGCTTTCTTTGATACAGTTATTGACACTAAGAATTCAATCACGGGTGGTGGTTCTGACCGTTATCTAAGTGAAGATTATATGTTCTGCCAAATGTGGCGTAAGATTGGCGGCAAGATTCACCTATGTCCTTGGATGAAAACTTCACACATCGGCACTTATCACTTTGTTGGTGATATGCCAGCAGTTGCCAATTTTGTTGGTGAAATGTAATGTTCAGCGAATCAACAGTCAAAGCTATGTTCTCAATCGATAAAGTTGATTTACCAAAAATTGAACAGACTGAAGATTTGGTCCATTTTCCAGAAGAAGGTCGTAAATTTGATGGTGGTAAACTTGAATATGGTTTACTACCATCAAAAGCATTGGAAGCAACGGTGGAAATTTTAACCTTTGGTGCTCAGAAGTATGCTCGTGATAATTGGAAATATGTTGATGATGCCAAACGAAGATATTTTGATGCACTACAAAGACACGTTTGGGCATGGAAACAAGGTGAAGAATTAGACCCCGAATCTGGTAAACATCACTTGGCACACGCTATGTGCTGCTTGATGTTTCTGTATGAACATGATATAATTTATTCGAAGCAGTAATTTTATAATGGAGAAAGTATGAAACTATCAAATGAAACACTAACCGTCTTGAAGAATTTTTCTACAATCAATCAAGGCATTCAATTCAAAAAAGGCAACAAACTAACCACAGTATCAAGTGGTAAAACAGTTCTTGCACAAGCCAATCTTAAAGATGAATTTCCAAAAGATTTTTGTGTTTATGATTTAAACCAGTTCTTATCTGTAAACTCTTTGTTCAAAGATTCGGCTGAACTAGATTTCGATGATTCAAATATCATTTTCAAATCAGGTCGTAAGGAAGTATCTTATCGCATGACCGCCAAAGAAATGATTGTAACTCCACCAGAAAAAGAAATCAATCTTCCATCAGTTGATTGCACATTCAAATTGGCAGAAGAAGATTATGAGTGGATTACAAAAACAGCAAACGTTCTTTCTTCACCACACATTGGAGTTTCATCTGATGGTGAAAAGATTGAAGTTCTTACCTTTGATGCCAACGATAACTCATCACACACAAACTCAATTGAAGTTGGCCAAGGCAATGGTAAGACATATAAAATTGTTTTCAAAACAGAAAACATTAAGTTGATTCCAGGAAGTTATGATGTTCAAATTTCTTTCAAAGGTATCGCACATTTTAAAAATAGTAAAGATGATATCCAATATTGGATTGCATTTGAAGCTAAAGAAACCAAAATTGGAGAATAATAATGTTAGTTCATTTTACAGATTTCACAACAAACAATTCAATCGCTGTTAACCCAAAGTATGTTGTGGTTGTATTTACAGTTACAGAAGAAGATGGTATTGAAAGAACCATTATCAATACCGTTACAGGTAATGTTGTTGTAAAAGAATCACAAATTAATGTTGTTGGTGTAATTCAGGGTCAATTAAATTAATGAAAACAGTTCAAACATTATTTGGTACATTCGATGAGAATCAGTTGAGAGCTCTGAAAGGAGCTATCGATGAAATTAATGTGGCCATGCAACAAATCGAACACAAAAATAATGAAATTAAAGATATTGTTGATGCCACATTTGATTCTTTGAAAGTACCTAAAAAGTTAATCAAGCGTTTAGCTAAAGTTCAATATAATCAATCTCTACAATCCGAAATTGAGGAGTTTAAAGAGTTTGAAGCCTTATTTGAAGGTATGAGTGAAGTGAAATAATTTGTAATTTATATTATGGGAGTTTTGAATGGAACATTTATTATGGGTCGAAAAGTATCGACCAAAAACAATTAGTGATTGTATTTTACCAGATGCCATTAAATCTACGTTCCAAGAATACGTTAACAGAAAAGAGATACCAAATCTATTACTTTCTGGAACAGCAGGTGTCGGAAAAACTACAATCGCTAAGGCACTTTGTAATGAAGTCGGTTGCGATTACATTATTATCAATGGTTCAGATGAATCAGGTATTGATGTGTTACGCAATAAAATTAAAAACTACGCTTCTTCAGTATCTCTGGCAGGTGGTCGCAAAGTCATTATCATTGATGAGGCCGATTATCTTAATCCCAACTCCACTCAACCAGCATTACGTGGAGCTATTGAAGAATTTGCATCAAATTGTTCTTTCATCTTTACGTGCAATTTTAAGAATCGTATCATCGACCCTATACACTCTAGGTGTAGTGTTATCGATTTTAAAATCAACGGTTCTAAACAAAAGTTGGCTGCTCAACTCTTTAAACGAGTTGAATGGATTCTTGAAGAAGAAAAAATCAAATATTCAAAAGATGTCGTGGCAGCAGTTATCACGAAACACTTTCCAGATAATCGTAGGATTCTTAATGAATTGCAGAGATACTCAATTTCTGGTGCAATTGATTCTGGTATTCTCTCTAATATTGCTGATATACAACTTGATGATTTAATTAAGTCTCTCAAAGAAAAAGATTTCGCATCTACTCGTAAGTGGGTCACCAACAACTTGGACAACGACCCCGTAAAGATTTATCGTAAACTTTATGATGGTCTATATGAAGTTCTTAAACCAAACTCCGTACCACAGTTGGTTCTGATTCTCGCAAAATATCAATATCAATCAGCTTTCGTGGCTGACCATGAGATTAACATGGTTGCCTGTTTGACTGAAATCATGGTGGATTGTGAGTTCAAATAATGCCAGATTTATTCAAAGAAATCATACCATCCATACTCACGTCTAAAAAATCTGTATTTGAGAGCGAACATGACTATAAAGACTACAAACCATTTATAGTCAACCGAGCCTTGTCCTATCATATTGATTGCGTTCTATATGTAAACGAGATGAACATCCATCCGTCTTTGGATGTGGATATGCAATATTCATATTTTCTAAATACCATAAGACCTATGAAACGGAAATTCCAACCGTGGCAGAAATCAGAGGTTGACAAAGATATAGAATGTGTAAAAGAATACTTTGGTTATTCTAATGAAAAAGCTAAAGAAGCTTTGCGTATTCTAAATGATGAACAAATCGCTGAAATAAAAGCAAAAACAAATAAAGGCGGAGTGAAAAAGTAATGTTCTCGATTACTAATTTAGTTGAAGTTACATTGACAGAACGAGATGATTTTTTAAAGGTTCGTGAAACATTAACACGAATTGGTGTGGCGTCTAAAAAAGATAGAATTCTATACCAGTCTTGTCATATTCTACATAAACAAGGTAGATACTACATAGTGCATTTTAAAGAACTGTTTGCACTAGATGGAAAACCTACCGATATTACCGAAAATGACTTATCTCGCAGGAATGCCATTGTAAAATTATTACAGGATTGGGGTTTGGTAACCATTGTTAATAAAAAACAAGCTGAGGAACCACCTCCAATATTTTTGAGTCAAATTAAAATACTATCCCATAAAGAAAAAGACGAATGGGAATTGGTACAAAAATACAACATTGGTAAAAAACCAAACAGTCCTTATTAATACCACAAAAAGTATTGACATCCTTAGTTAAATGTGTTATAAATATATTTGTGAATGCCTTAGGGGTTCACAATTTTATTAACTCGCTTAATTAAGGAGAACTAAGCATGACTCAAGGTCTATTACCATCACTTTTTGACTTCCACAAATTTGACCCATTTACAGTAGGTTACGACAAGTTTTTTGATGAACTTGAAGATATTGCCAAAACTGTGGGCAAAAATGTATCGTCATATCCCCCATACAATATCAAACAAGTAAGCAAAGATAAGTATGTCATTGAATTGGCAGTTGCTGGATTTGCAAAGTCTGATATTGAAGTAACCCTACAAGGTAATAAATTGGTCGTTCAAGGTTCTGCAAAAGAAGATGAACTCAAAGAAGATGAATCTTTCATTTTCAAGGGTATCGCTAACCGAAACTTTGTAAGAACATTTACATTAGCAGACAAGATTGAAATCAAAGATGCTGAAATGGTAAATGGTATGTTAAAGGTTTGGTTGGAATCTTTAGTGCAGACTCAAGATGCCATTAAAAAGATTACCATCAAGGATAAAGAAAATGTATAACTGGTGGCCTGTATCCGATGAGGAGTGGGAACAGTTGAATTATCCACAAAAAACTCAACCTAAGTAGTAAATATAGGGGGTCTTGACAACCCCCTATAAATTTGTTATAATTATATTATGAAAAATGCGAAATCAAAATCTATTCTGAAAAAGGTTCGTGCCATTAATGGTACAGACATCTTTTATACTTATTCCAATTGGCCAATCGAAATCATCGATGGTGTCGAATTCCTTCCCGTTGTAAAAGAGTTGCCCGACCCATGGAAAACTCAAGTAATACACTACATGAAAAAAGACAAGATGGAGTATGTGAAATGAACAACAAGTTGGAATCATTGTTTTTGAATAAAAGGAATTTTTCAGTTCATTCAAAAGAAGATATGAAACTGGCTAAACTGTTTTTATCAAAAAATATGTGGGGACAAAAAGGTTGTCCATTCTACTTAGAGTGGCCATATGTTGATATGCCTTCAATGTTGAAGGATAAAATTACAAAATATTATTTAAAGATTGAAGATGAAAAATTTATTTAAGTGGTTAATGTATTCTGGTTGTAATATAACATTGAAATTAAATCCTTTTCATTGGAGAATTAATTTCGCATACAACAAAACAAATGAAGCATGGGAACAAGATGCAATCGTTATAGAATTGTTACCAATAACTATTCGTCTTTGGTTTGATAATGGTGAGTGGTAATAAATGAAACAGAAGTTCATTAACGCTTACATGGATGTGGCAGAAAGATTTGCGAAGTTATCTTCTGCCAAAAGGTTACAAGTAGGTACCATTATTGTCAAAGAAGATAGAATCATCAGTATTGGTTATAATGGTATGCCTGCTGGTTGGACAAATGAATGTGAAGAAATCATAGAACAACATGAAGATGGTGGGCAAGTAACGAAAACCAAGCCTGAGGTGATTCATGCAGAGGCCAACGCCATCGCTAAGTTAGCAAAGTGTTCCGACTCTGGAGATGGTTCCACGATGTTCCTGACCCATGCACCTTGTATTGATTGTGCGAAACAAATCTATACAGCAGGTATCAAAAAGGTATATTACCGTAATTCCTACAGGGATTCGCAGGGGCTTGACTTTCTAACCAAATGTGATATAATGGTAGATAAGGTGTAGTAAAATTTCACCAGGTGAAATGAGTGTTGCAGATAAATAAGTAGTGTGAGTAATAACGGAATAATGCAATTATTGGGTCAACTTATTAAGGAGAGACCTAAATGCAGTTAAGTATAGTCGGTTGTCCCGATAAAAAGCGTTTTCGACCGTATGTTAAAAGAGCGGCGGTATTCTATGCTCAAGAACTTATGACACCAAAGATGTTGGAAAACATCTATTTAAGAATCAAATTTAATGGTAAAATGAATGTTTATGGTTATGCTCAGATTTTGGAGTATAACGAAAGTCGTAAAGCCAGAGAGTTTGAAATTGAATTAAACCCAAATATTGGTGCAGCTGAAATATTGAAATGTTTAGCTCACGAAATGACTCACATTAAACAATATGCATATAATGAGACCAACGAAACACTAACTCGTTGGAAAGGCAGAAAAATTAATTCTGATGTCATTGATTATTGGGTTCAACCATGGGAAATAGAAGCCTTTGGTACAGAAGTTGGATTATTCTCAAAGTTTGCTATCAAAGAAAAACTTTGGAATGTATTTTATAATATACAGGATCCAGATGGTCCAATAGATGTTGAACCTTTAGGTTGGAAATAAATTAAAAAAGTAACATATATAATAGAACAATGAAAAAATTACATATAACAACTTCCAATTATATTAGAACACCTTCAGGAGAATGGTGTGCGGGGGTTCGTTTGTAAATTTTTAAGTAGTACCAGATTTATAACGAACCTAGTTTTTTTAAACTAGGTTTTTTTATTTGGAAGTGTGGCAGAGTCCGGTTTATTGCAACAGTCTTGAAAACTGTCGAGTGTAAAAGCTCCGTGAGTTCGAATCTCACCGCTTCCGCCAAGTTCTCGTTGGTGTAATGGTAGCACAAGGCACTCCAAACGCCTTGGCGGGAGTTCGATTCTCTCACGGGATGCCATATTAACTATCATAATGGTTGATATGAATAATAATGTGGTTTATTAACCATTATAATGATGAATATAAGTTTTATCGGAGTATCGGCAAGTGGTATGTCACTCGCTTTGGGAGCGAGATTTCGAAAGTTCGATTCTTTCTACTCCGACCATTACCAGGTATAGGTGTTGTATGGAAACAACATCATGGTTGACAAAGTTGTAGATTAGTGTATAATTATAGTTTTACTCGGTTCGTCTATCGGTTAGGACACCCGCCTTTCACGCAGGTAAGAGGGGTTCGATTCCCCTACCGAGTACCATGGGAAAGAAGCATCAATGGTGATGCACTGGACTGTAAATCCGGCGCCTTACGGCACGACTGGTTCGATTCCAGTATTTCCCACCA